CTAAAAATATTATTGGTCAAGCCGTTAGCATTTTTGTAATGTCTACTTTGTGCATGATGGTGGTGTTAACATGGTTCATATTTTAGGAGATGATTATATAACCAATTTGAAAAATGATACGCCATTATACATTGTCAAAGATGTTTTGCGTAATGGTATTGTAAAAACATATGGACATAGGCAAGGAAATCATTTTGTGGTATATAATTTCTTTGGCGAAATGTGCAATTTTTATAATCAACGCGATTGTAAAACATCCTATGTTGAAGCTAAAGATTTTGCAGAAGCGAAAAGGAAAGAAAAGATTCAAAAGTTGGAGGAACAAATACAAAAATTAAAAGCTTTAGAGTTTTAGAAAGGAAATAAATTAAAGAAATATGGACGATACACAATACAGAAAAACACGACAGGATTATTTAATGAATTTAAAGCCCGGCGATTTAATTGCTTTTGCTGTGCATTTTAAGGACGCTATACAGGATAAAATATTGTCTGGTAAGGTTCTTGATAGAGGCTTTGAAGGTGTAATAGTACAAACTCGTTTGGGTTCGGTATACAAAGTTCCTTTTGACGATGTTGCCTGGGTTAGAATACCGGGTAGAAAATGGCCAAGTGGAATTTACTCAGCATTAAAACAGAAATAAAAAAAGGAGAGCAGTATATGAAAAAAGCAATAGCAAAAGCTATGAAACAATATGAAGAATATACAATGCAGATAAACGAATTGCTTAAAAAGCAAGCCGCCTGTAAAGAAATGTTACGCGAAGAAGTTTTGAATTATGGTCAACTTAAATACAGAGGAATAACATGCTCTTGTGTAACGCGAACTACAATAAATTATGATATTCCTGCTATATGTAAAAAGTTGCCGCAAAAACTTTATTCGCGTTTTATTGATGATAAAATATCGTTTAATACACGTGAATTTGTGCAGTTGCTTAAAAAATATAATATTGACCCAAAGAATTTTATGAAAAACAATGTAGATAAATATGAGCGTGTAAAATCGGTAGATGAAACCAAGCTTTCTAAACTTTACGAAACCGGCGAGGTTGATGTTGAAGCTTTGCAAGGTTTGTATAAAGCCAAAGAAAGCAAAACTGTAATGATTCGTTTGCCGAAATGAGGCCGACAGAAAAAGAAAAAGAAGAATTTATTGCTGTATTAAAATGTTTTGGAATGTTTGAACCGCTTAGTCAATATAAAGTGATTTGTCCATTTCATGGTGATAAAAATCCTTCTATGTTGATAAACTTAGACGAAGCAAGTTTTTATTGTTTTGGCTGTGGAGCCAAAGGTTCAACATTTGAGTTGGTAAAGCTACAATATCCATCATATAATACCTTTAATATTGTTAGAGCTATTAAAGCAATGGCAAGTGGTAAAGATGGAGAAAATAAGCAAAAAACAAATATATTGCAAATTGCTCCAAAAGTATTGAATATGCAAGCTGTTAGGGACTACTATTTTAATTTGCCCAGAGTGAATTGGTATAGTAAAGAAATAGATACAGAAGCAAAGCAATATATGAAAAGACGTGGTTTTACTATGAAAACATTAAATGAAGCCGGTGTAAGAATAAATTCATCCGATTCTTATAAAATTGTTTTTCCAATTTTAGATAATGGTGTTTTTCGTGGGTACGTTGGAAGAACCACTATTAAAGAAATTGAGGAAAAGCGCAAGTATATCTATAATACAGGTTTTAGACGTTCTAAAGCTTTAGCAGGTGTTTATAACGGTTCTTCCGTGTTGGTTGTAGAAGGGTTTCTTGATATGCTGAAAGCGCGTCAAATGGGCGTTAAAAGCGTTGTGGCTATACTTGGCTGGAAGATGTCTCAACAGCAAGAACAAAAACTGAAACATAAAGGAATTAAAACTATTGTGTGTGGTTTAGATAATGACGATGCAGGAAGAAAAGGCTATAAATATTTGCAATCGTTTGAAGGATTTAATGTCGTGCGTTTACATTATCCAAAAAATGTAAAGGACTTTGGAGATGTTACGCCAGAAATTTTTGAGCAAAGAATAAAGAATCAATTAGATAAATATTTTTTGTGTTAAGCCTATTTACAAACATAAAAATATGTAGTATAATAAATATAACGAATAAAGGAGAGAAAAAATGGTTATGAATTTGATTAGCGCAATGAAAGAAAGAATTAAAAGCAGTGGAACAAGCAAAAAGGATGTTTTTTATGTTGCCGCTGATAGCAAGCGCAGAATAAGGTTTTTGCAAGAACTTGATACCGGATATGAATTTAAGTTCCATACGCATTGGGAGCGTGGCATAAATGCTCTTTGCTGTGAGCATTATCATCAAGATTGTCCATATTGTGCTGATACCGATGAAAACATGAAAGAGAGTACAATGTATGCATGGAACGTTTGGGATTATGATGCAAATAAAGTTGTAATTCTGCTTTATAAAGCTACTGGAATAACGCCTGTTCCTGCATTTATTGAGTTTTTTGAAGAATATGGCACGATTTGCGATAGAGATTATACAATAAAGAAGATTGGTAAAGGGATGAGCGGCAATATAACCGTAATTCCTGGTGAAATATCTAAGTTCCGCAACAGTAAAGCAAAGCCGTGGAATGAAAAGCAGATAATTAAAATACTGAAAGAAGCTTTTCCGGTTAATTCTGAAGATGCGGCTGATGATGATGAGTATGAAGAAGAAATGTCGAAATCTAAGAAGAATAAAAATAAGGCAGTCTACAGCAAGAAGAAAAAGAAAGAACCTACGCTTGAGGAAAAGTTGGCGGAACTGGACAAATCTGATTTGCGAGAAATTGCTCTACAATGTGGTTTGAGTAAGAAAGAAATAAAGCCGCTTGATGAAGAAGAACTTATAGATTTACTTGTAAGTGATTATGATGAGGATGATTTGCTTGAGCTTGTTGAATCGCTTGCAGATGATGAGGATGAAGAAGAGGATGACGAATAAAGAAATTAAAGATATATGGAAGCGTTTAATTGATGCATTTACTTTAATAGATGATGCAGAAATGAATGAGCGTGGGCATATGTCTTTGCCGATGATTCGTACTGTAATCAATGAAGAATTTCAAGATATATTAAAAAATATGCATTAAGATAAATAAAAGCTCTTTACAAGTTGGATTTGTTGTAGTATAATATAATCACAGCTTGTAAAGGGCTGAATAAATAGTAAGGAGAAATAAACGTGAACGAAGCAAATAAATTGGAAATAGTGTATGTTTCCGTTGAAAAAATAAAACCATATGCAAATAATCCGCGAATAAATAATAAAGCTGTTGAAAAGGTGATGAAGTCAATTCAAGCGTATGGCTTCAAAGTTCCGTGTATTTTGGATAAAAAATATTTGCTTATTGCCGGCCATACAAGGTGGGAAGCTGCCAGACGATTGAAAATGAAGAAAGTTCCTTGTATTATCGCAAGTGATTTAAGTAAAGCTAAAGCCGATGCATTTAGGATAGCTGATAATAAAGTGGCGGAATATTCTAAATGGGATATGGCTAAATTAAAGGATGAATTGTCAAAAATACAACTTGAAGATGTATCTTTTGATGATTTAGGTTTTGATGTTTCGGAATCTGAAATATATGGTGCGGATATTTATGATGCTTATTCAAATGATAGTGAAAATAATGATATTGATGTTGCTGATGATGTAATTGCTCAAGCAGGTAATAAAAATGATGAATATTTTTATTTTAAGCCTGATGAAATAAAGCAGGATGTTATTGATGGCTGGAAGAAGTATAAAACCGTGCAGGAATATGTTGAAAGTATTATAGACATTCCTACTGCAAAATATCA